TTCACACAAATCACACAACTCTTGCCAATCGCCGTAGTGTAACAATTTTCCTTGGGCACGTGATACTCCGCCCGGGTCACCTCCAACTATCCAACGAGGAAGTTTATTGTGCGGTGGATCTCTATAGCGAGCATAAACTACGCCATCAGCACGTTCATATATCAGTGCTTCATTTGGTATTAGTTTTTCCAACTTGTGTTCCGCTTGTTCTACGCACAATGTCGTCGTGATTAAATTCAGCCCAGTATAGTTCAAATGCTACACCATCTTCTAGTCCTTCAAACTGATGTACTTTGCCCGGTTTAACTTGTGTAAAGTCTCCTGCTTCAAGAATAGTTTCATCAACTAGTCCTTGGTCATCTTGCCAAACACGTACAAGCATTTTGCCTGACTCTACAAAGAAACCATTCCACTTAAACTTGTGTTCATGTTCTGAGCATTTGTATCCTGCTTTGTATTCAATACGGTGAAATTCCAATACACCGTTAGCATGTATTAGTTCTGTATTACCCCAAATCTTTCCTGCTTTAATTCCCATCTATATAGTCCTTATATATTTCCATTGCTTCGTCCCAATATACATATCCTTTATTGGGAATACTTGGAACAAAGCAAAGTGTCCACCGCCCTGCATGTGGAGGACTATATGTATCGTGTAGTTGTCCTACATTAACAAGACTTGGACGGTTAGTATTAGCTTCGTATACTAGTGTACACTCGTCTCTATTTGCAAGAACATTGGTATGTTCTCTTTCGCTAAACTCGTCTGCTGTTTTTACATCTATGTCTTTGAGCATCTGTTTAGCAGTTTCTGTATCTTTTACTACCTGTGTATTATTAGATTGCCACCAGCGGATTCGTCCTTCCTCTGGACCAAAAGTAACATTAATTTTTACATGGTTATCTAGTGTTACGTCATCTGCATGTACAGGCAATGATGCTCCGGGTGGCGTGTAAAATACTTCAGTGTGTCTAATTACTAAACCTAGATCTTTGTGAAATTCATCAACTAAAGGATCTCTATAAGGGTTAATATCATGATGTTTTATCTCAGTTGGTTGTGTATCAAACATCGGATGTTTTGTTATTTCGAATGGTAAATTTAAATATCTATGGTAAATGTTTTCCATTACATTAACAATCCAAAATCTATAACTTCGCTTTGTCTACTAATATCTTTGACAAAGAATGCACATTCAGGATTTTCTCCATCTGTTATTGGTACACTTAGCAATTGTCCGTTTTTCATTTTAGGAAAATACCATTTTACATCTGTATAAAAATTTGTAATATGTATTCTACCAAATGACGGTTTATATCCTTTTAATGGATTGAATAAAAATGCATCAAAGCCTCTATCATTGATACTTGTTAACGGAAGAACTTCTAAATCACTTCCGCTTTCTGCATCCCCTACAGCAATGCTCCAATCAACTGGCATTGTAATTTCTTTACCATCAATATTTAAAACCATTGCCGGAGCACTAAACGATTCTAAAAAAATTAAAGGTATCCAAAAGAAATCAGGATTACCTGGGTCGCTATTATCTAATACACTGAACCTAACATCATCATCTATTTGATCAGGCAAGTTGTCTAAATGAAAGCATTGGTTATCTAATGTTAATATTCTCATAATTAATTCCAATCAACTTTTTCTAAGGTAAACGGATACTGTGCTTCCTTGTAAAATTTCTTACGTTGTGTTAAATGTCTCTTGGCAAATTTGCACGTTGATGTGATATCCCAAATTTGCACAAAGTCTTTGTCCTTTGCCTTTCTTACGCCTCTGCCTATTGATTGGATTACTCTTACGAATGACTTGCCTGGTTCTATAAGAACAAGATTAAAAATACGAGGGATATTAATGCCGACGGCAGCAACGCCATACGTAGCAATGACCACGTGATTTGTTCCTTCGTTAATTTCATCGTATGCTTCCTTTCTGTCTTTTAGTTTTACATCGCCTTTTACAAATGTTGATCCAGGTATAAGTTCCTGTAATGCTTCTCCTGCACTAATACGATCTACTAGTATAAGTGTATTGCCTGATTCTTTTACTGTGCTTAGTAGCTTGCCTATGTATTCTAATCTATCTTGATTTGTTGTTAGATATTTTAATTCTGATTGATAATCTCTGTGTACTACTGTATCCATTAGTTGAACAATGTTAACATGACAACTCGATAGTACACCTTTGTCCTGTAACTCTTTTGCAGTAATGTTTCCTATGACGGGGCCTAATGAAGCGTGGATGGATTCAAACTCGAACTTTTCTTTTGGAACAGTTCCAGTTAGACCCCATCTGATAGGAGCATTGCGTAGGTTGCGTGTAAGCAAGTTCTTAAGAACTTCCGCTTTTGCTTGGTGTACTTCGTCGACAATAATAGTGCTTACACCTTCTAAGAACTCTGCTAAACTTAATACAGCAGAGCCATCTTTATGCTTCTTGTCAAGTATGTTTAAACTTTGCCAAGTGCATATAGTGTGAGTCTTACCTAGTTCTTTTCTGTCTCCGAAGTACACCCCTACGTCTAACCCACAATTGACATAGTCTTCTTCTGTCTGTGTAACCAAACTCTTGTTTGGTACAATTACAAGACTGCGTCCGTACGGCTCACTAATATGTGACAGTGTAGCAGTTGTAATAGTCTTACCTGCACCTGTTGCAATTTCTTGCAAGCTCTGTGGGTTTTGTAGAAAGTTGTTGATTGCTTCGACTTGGTAGTCACGCAGAATAATTTCTTCACCTTCTGCTGGATGTCCTTTTGGCCATACAACACCTTGGTCTGCCCAATAGCGTTCTGTAATAGGCTGTAAATTTAATTTAATTGGATGCCGTCTGTCATCAATGTCTACGATTTGGACATTATTTTTTGTAAGTACTTCAACGATAGTATCAAGATGGTTAACATAGCCAGTGCCACCAATCCCAAAGAAAGCAACTTTGCCATCCCAACGCCCGAGCTTATACTGAGGCATATATCGTGCGTAAGGCACTTCAAACTTGAGAGCATTCGCCAGTTTTCTCCGTACGTCAACTTCTAGTCCTTCTAGTTTGATGTTTACTTCATCTTCAATTATTAATCTGCAACTAGCCATAATAGTTAGAATATTTCCTCATTGGACTTTCGTATTCGTCTCTTAATATAACCAAATCACATCTTGTATTAACATAAGAATTAACATGTCTATTAACATTATTGCCAAATATTATAGATGCATTAGGAACCCAGTCGCATGAAATAAGCAACTTAGGAAGTTTACTATTATTAATATACACTACTTTTGTTTGTTTGTCAACCCAATTATTTAAATTATTATCCTTGATGTATTCGTTAAAACTAGCACCTGTATTTGATGCATTTGACATTCTAAAAAGGACACTTTGTTCGTTATGAAGCATTACATGTCTAAAGAAATTAAAGCATTCATATAGTTGTCGTTCTGCTAAATTATTAGCTTCATCTAAAACAACAAGTAATGGAAACCTATCTAAATTATAAAGAGATTCTAAAAGATAACGGTTATCATGTTTGCTAGGTTGACATAATAATTCTATTTTATCTCTCATAGCAATTTCGGTTTGTAAATCTACTACTGGCAAAGTTTTGTCAATATGTTTAATACCGTATCTTCTATGCCTATCAATTATTTTAATATGCGGTACTGATTCAATGTCGCCTAGTTCTTCTTCTATATTTTTTAGTGCTTCTGGACTTAAATTTTTAATAACACCGTTATATATACCAGGTATATATGATTCTTTATTTTTTAATATAGTTTCAACTTCGTTACTAATACTAATTAATTCTTTATCAATTTCAAAGTTTTTTTCAATAAAGGTAGTTACAATATAATGTATACTAATTTCATTTAAAGAAAAATAATGCTCATGTGTTCCTTTGGCATGATAATAATCAGCTGAGCCAGTTAATGTTCTTTGCAAATCTTGTACAGTTACAATAGTTGTTTTATTAAACGGAAAACGTATTTTAATCCATTTCTGATTATAGTCGATTCCTTTTAATGGAATTTCGTCGTTACTAGTACAAATTTTAATATACTTACTACGATCAATTTCTCTTAAAGGCTGACGTAACTGCTTAACTGCATAATCAAAATCACAATCAATATTAATAAATTGAGTCTTGTACTTAGACAATTTTTCTTGCATAAGTGCAAATTGTCTATCAGTTAGTGCTGTGCCTTTAAATACCTGACGTGCAATACTATGCATAATAGTAATGTCTTCTTTGTCAAGTTGTATTTTAGGATGTTGAGACATCCCAGCAGCGGCTTCTAATAAATCTTCAATGGTAGCTATACTGTTCATACATATAGTATAACTTAAAATATCTTATTTGTCAAGCGTTTAAGTGGTACACCTTGGGAAATTTCTTCAATTGTAAATTCAGTCCAGGCATAGTTGTTTAGCCATTGCTGTCTATCTGGCATTACAGGATTTTCTATATCATGTAGGAAGTCAATATCATTAGCTACATCATAAGCAAGACTATGAGTACTAACAAAACTAGGGACACCGGCAATAACAGAATGTATGCCAGGATTGCTGCTATAGCTAATAGTACAATGTACATTAGAAAAGCCCATATCAAAATCGTCATACGTTCCTCCTATCTTTACAGGATCTTTTCTAATAACATTTTTAAATTCGTGTTCAATACTAGGTAATGAACATCTTGGATGCGGACGAAATACAATAGTACGGTCTGTGTGCTTTTGTATCTCATTAATAGTAGACATTATCCAATCGCTCATTCTAGGCATGTTACGCCATTGTTCGCTTTGTTCGTGTTGTCCACAAAGCAAAATATATTCACCATCAGTACGCCAAGGCTTTAAAGTTAGTCCTTGTTGATGAGCCCTATTACTATCACTGTTGCAATCGACACCAAAGTCAGCATTTCGATTGATACCATTTAATCCTACCTTCCAAGTTGTGCCGCGTTTTATGCCGCCAACTTCTAATACAATTACAGGTCTATTATTGTTTCTATTTATATCCCATACTTGTTTATTTTTACTCATTCGACCGTTCCACAGAACGCTCCATATAACAGCAACATCGTAGTTATTATAATGATTCATAACTCTGTATGGCTCGTTATATATTACAGTATGTCCTGCATCTACAACACTCTGTGCAAATGCTTCAAATACTGGTTTACTGTTTAATGCCCCATAATCTGTATATAAACAGAAAATCATTTTAACCCCTAAATATTTTGCCAGTAAGGCTCGTTTCTATTACCCATTAAATCTTTTTTCTTTGAATGCCCTTCAAATTTACGAGCGCCTTTCATGTGGTCCATCCATTTTCCTAATTCACTATTTATTAGTGGGTGTCCACCGCCTCCTGTTTTGGCAGTCTTATTGTATATGTTTGCACTGTAATCTAATGCTTTGTCTTTAAAGCCTGCAAAATCGTTGTTTAATAGCTCACCAAACACATATGAATCGTGCCATTCTTCTAATGTAAAAATTCCGTTTTCTGCATTCTCATACATAGTTTCAAAGGCTTCTACAAAACTACAACCTACAGGATGATTCATATTAATACCATAAAAGCCGCACTCTGGCCATGTTTGGGAGCCTTTGCCCCTGCCTACATATGTTAACCAATTGTTGTATGGCAATAGTTCCTCAAACTCTTTAAGGCTCCAAGGACTATGTATATATGTGTCTGCATCCATCCAAACAATCCATCTACCTGTGCCATAGTTTTTTGCACAAGCATCAAATACTGCATACACTTTATTTGCAAAACGTATAGCATGCCATTTGAATTCTTTATGCCAATCTCTAGGACGTCTTGCTTTTATCTCGTCGGGCGGGATACCATTTGCCTTTGGATCATCTTTCCAGCGTTCTTTAAATGCATTTAGTTTAGGTAATTCTTGCTTTGCATCAAGTATAGTAATTTGGTTAGGGTCAGGGTTAACTGGCGTACAGTCCTCTGCGTAAACGACTAATTTGATGCGTTTAGCAACGTTTTGTGCAAAGCTATCTATAAAACGTTGTCCATATACTTCCATGCCTTCTGGATGGAATGTAGTTACTACTATTATTTCTTGGCCCATTTTCTTAGGTGCCTCCATGCTGTTCCGTCTTTTAATTCGTCTAATGTCCAATGCATTTGTGCCATTTTTTGAATCCATTTTTCTCTATCAAATTCTTGAGGAGTTTCTAAACTTTCAAATGTATTATGTGCAACCTCTCCTGCTTGGCTTCTTGCAGGATCGGTAAGAAAAATAGGAACACCTTCAATTGCAGCAACTACACCAGGACTACTATTGTGATTAACTACTGCATGTGCTGTTCTTAAATCGTCTAATAAACTTTTAGAATTTGACAACATAACGTCTTTAAGTCTAAAGCGTGATAAAGCACGTCTATGTGATAAAACATTTTTATCACCCGGATGAAATCTAACCATAATTTTTCTGTCTGAATATTTTCTTATTTCTTTAACAGTGTTAACTAGCCAAGGCATTAAAGGTTTGCCGTCCATACTCCAGCCTCCATCTCGCTGACAACAAATGAGTATATTGTTTCCTGCTTTCCTCCAAGGCTTAAATTGGATACCTATCTTCTTGCTTATTAAGTCCCATCTATCTGGATGTGGTGAATCGTTACAGTATTCTCCAGTAGTTGGAAATATACCATCGTAACTGTACCTTAAAAATTTATTCTTATTTCCTGGATCGTATGATAAAAATAAGTTACTATCGACAATAATACTTCTTTTACCGTCTTTAACTTGTTTGTCAAATACTGCTTTGCGTAGTTGTAAGTGAGGACTATTTTTACTTCCAGGATGGACAAATCCTTGTACAACAGCGACATCAGAATCTATAGGTTCGTAATCGCAAACTATAGTACCTTTATCGCCAGCAGCCCAAACCCCTTCAATAAAATTAACAATAATTTGTGGCTTTTCTGTATTAGTATTTCCTGGAGGGATACCCATTAAGTATGAAGCTACTTGTAATGTCATAGTATGTTGTACTCCTCTAACACACGCATTGCTACTCCAAGTTTCATTTCTTCAGGAGTAAATTGACAATATCCTAACCAATTTTGCCATGCTAATACTTTTTCAGGATCTTCACGTAATGGCGTTTCGATTTTACTTAAATCTTTTAAACAAAATTCGTCAGCAGCATTTGGAGCAAGTGTAAATGCAGGTACTCCAAAACCAATTGCTTCTGTTGCAGCAATACTATTATATGTTACTACAGCATATATCTTATCATCTTTTAGTTGATTATATATACTATTTCTTCCAATCCTTTCTCTACGTAATCCTTTATCTCTAATAATTATAGGTCTATCTGTATGTTTTTTAATTTCTTCTATAGTTTCTTTAAGCCAAGCATCTCTATCTATACCGTAAAATAGACAAGGTTTATCGCTTGGAGTAACTATAAGTATAGGACCAGTTCCTTTCCGCCATTTTGTAAATCTTAAGTGAGATCTGTGCCCAATTATGTTATTGTATCTATCAGGCGGAAGATCATATCTTGGTTTGCTATGTTGCATACCATTTTTTACAATACGATGCCAGTTTTTTCTTTTTTCTAAATTTCCAATATACCCTGTATCAATATAGTAATAATCTCTACTTTGCTTTTCACAAACACTAACTGTTTTTCTTTGAGTCATGCTTCGAAAGATAACTGGATTTTCAATTGGTAATTCAGTTAATTCACGCCAGCCGGAAATCCATTCAGCATGTGTTCCTTCTTTTAGACATTGCACGATTCTATCTTCAGAATCTATTGCATATATTTTATCCATTCATCATGTCCGCAAGTTCTTGTTTCCATAGATCACTAAATTCACAATTTCTATAGTTTTCGAACCACGGTCCTCCTTCGGTATAGTGTATTAGTTTTGGTGTTTCTATATCGTCATAAACACCAACTAGATAGTTCCATGTATGATCTAGTTCGCCAATCTCTTCATCCTTTAGCCAACTAAATCTATGCAAGTATGCTCCGTTTATTTCTGGATCATTTACTAGATCCATTGTAAGTTTAGCATTACTAGGATGCCCGCAGTTAAACAACATAACACTTGACCAATTCTTACGTGGATAGATTGTTTGCTTTTGTCCGTCCATCTTTGTACCTTCTTTAGGGGTGTAATCATGTTGCACACACATCACAGCATACTTGTCGTCTGCTTGATCAAACAGTTCTTTAATATCTGTAGTAAGGATCATATCACAATCCATAAACAATGCCCAACCTTTGAAGTTAGTAAGTTCTGGTATAAGAAAACGTGTAAAGGTAAATTCAGTACTTGCTAATTTATCTACAGATCTAGTATACCATCCTGCATCACGTAATTCTTGTTGCTTTAGTGCTCGTACATCTGCTATTCTACTCTTAGTTTCAATACTGTGTTTGCACACTTGATATGCAATATCTTCTCTTGTGTCATAACCTACAAATACTTTCATTAGTCTCTTCTTTCTATATCTTCCTCAACACATTTGTCGCCCCATTGCACTTCTAATATGTGTGCATTTGTATCTCCAGGATTTGATGCTTTATGCCAAACTTCTTTTCCAATTGTGTACGTCATTGTACTAGGTCTTAAATGTAAACTATCTTGTAATCCATTATGTTCTGTATCCATTTTTACAACACCTTCTAGGATTTTCCATTCCTCCGATCGTTTAAAATGACGTTGATCGCTTAGACTTTTGCCAGGATAAATTACAAGTTCTTTTACTTTATAACCTTTTTCAGGTTTATAATCGAGTACACGCCAGTATCCCCAATCACGTTCAGTCTTTTGTGTTTTCCATTCGTCTAGTATCCAGCTGCTTGAGTTTGCTTTGTTTTCACCGCCTACACCGAAAACAAATTCAACATCTGTATATTTCATCTCTGGTATGTTAATTCTAGTTCTATCTCCCCCGTTTGCAAATATTACTTTTGTTTGGCTGCCTTTAGTAGACAATACTCTAAAGATTGCGTTATTTGCTGTATCATCTTCGTCATTAAATCCTATAACTTCGTCTACACATGCAAGCTCTTTAATAATTGCACAACGTTCTTCAAAAGGCATAAATGGCCTGCCTTTTTTACGAGTAAGCCATGCATCGCTATTAACACCAACTACTAAATGATCTCCTAATTCTCGTGCTGCTTTAAAATATTCTATATGTCCTGAGTGTAGTGGATCAAATCCACCTGTAACCAATACTACTTTCATACTGATATTTATATACGTAGTTTACTGATAAATAAATTTATGAAATCAAACTTAGATAAAATAAAATCATTATTGCAATATACTATAACAAGTGGTACTAGTTACAATGGTAGAAATCATACATATGGTTATCACACTTTAAATATCGATGGTATAGTGTTAGAAGGTCAGAGAAAGCCTGAGATTAGACTTGCACCTTTAACATATGACTTTACTAATAAAAATGTTTTAGACATAGGTAGTAATCAAGGCGGTATGTTGTTTCAAATATCGGACAAAATTAATTACGGTATGGGCGTCGATTATGACACTCGATTAGTTAATGCAGCTAATAGGATTAGTAAACATAAAAATACTAATATAGATTTTTATCATTTTAATTTAGATACAGAAAGTTTTGACTTGTTAAATGATATGAGTCGTTGTGAAAAATTTAATGTAGTGTTTTTACTTGCAGTATGTATGTGGATTAAGCCTTGGAAAGAATTAATAACATGGGTACACAATAACTCAGATCATTGTTTATTTGAAACAAACGGTAAAAAAGATCAACAACAAGCACAGATAGACTTTTTAAAACAAATATACAGATCTGTAGAAATTCTTGCTGAACGTAGCGACGATGATCCAGGACAAAAGAAAAGAAAGTTGTTGTGGTGCTCAAAGTAAAAGGCATAGTGTCTAAGGGCCTTGGACAGTCAAACAGTTGGATGCCTATGTACTTGCCAGATTTATTCCCAGGAACATTGAACATTCAATTAGAAACAATGCCTAGTATTGCATGGCATACTAAAATTGATACGCATTGGAATAAACCTGTTAAACTTGCAAACTGTTTAATTAATGGAGTTGCAGCAATTATAATACAACCACCATTAGCAAATACTAAAAAAAGACCTAAACTATTAGAAGTTGGATCTACTGTTAAATTAAGAGATGAATTAAATTTATCTACAGGTGATACTGTAGAAATAGAATTTATTTAAGTAGTGCGGTCGTGATTAGTATGTGATCCACCAAATCTTCCAGTTAATCCTTTCGGATTTAACATTACGATACTAGGATTTGTGTAAAATACTTCACAATATGCTAAGTTTGGTTGTACGTCTGCAGGTAAAATACCATTAAGTTTTGATGCTTCTACTATTTTTTTTGCACCACTAGGTTTAATAATATATCCGAACGCACCTTTAATATGATTTGCATTAATATATTTAAATAAGTGTCTGCCACCTTTCATTTTTTCTTGTAATCTATTTACAGAATGAGGTGCAACTTTGTTTAATTCAATTTGGTTTACATATTCGCCGCCTGGTGATTTAGGTCCTAGATGTAAGTGACGGGTATAATCTAAGTTTAGATAATCGTTAAATTCATTTAAAATATTTTCAGGTAATTTTCTAATAAAAACTGCATCATACTCCATTACTCCGATTGGTTTATTTTCCTCAATACATTTTTTCCATAAAAAATAATGAGATAAAAAACACCCTAAAACTCCACGGCCTCTTCTTGTAATTTTATGAGCGCCTGCACGATTAATATATAAGCCTTCACGAGACATAAGATTTTCTATGTCTGAATAAACTCCTGGATGAGCAATTATATTAATATTAAATTGTTTTCCCGAGCGAAGTGCGTCATTTAGAGGTGCTTGAGACTCTTCGTCTCCTTCTTTATGAATACAATAAAAATCAATCATAATGCAGCATCTTCCATACCTGCAACTCTGAGTTTTACAACGTTAGTAATTTGCCATTGCTTCTGATCAAGTGCTTTTAGTACACCTAACCATTTGTTACGCATTAGTGCAAATTCGTTGATAATCTTTTCATAGTCAACAACGTCTGCCTCACCGTCAACGTATTTTTCTACGTCACGACTAGACAGAGCTCGTTGATAATTTTCAAGATATTTTTTGAAATATGAGCTACGCAATCTACGTAGCTCGATATTTAAATAGTTTAATATGGCTTCAATTTCTTGTAGTTGGTTAAAGCGATGTTCAACGATACCTGGCATAGCAGCCGCACTTTTTTCAACATTACCTACAAGTTTGCATTCTGCTTTTGCTTGCACTAGCTCTGTTTCAAAGTGTTGTATTGCTGTAGGAATTTTAGAAATATCTCTAGATACTTCACTATACCAACCCATTAATCGTCCTCATAGTAATCGTCATCAAAATCTGAATCAAGTTCCAAATAGTAATAGATAGCATTATCTAAATTATTATCAGCATTGCCAATAACATCTTTTAATACTTCGTCGCTTACGCCGTAGTCTGCAAGCATATCAACAAATCGTTCTGCAACTAGTTCTATTTGTTTTTTATCTAGATATTCTTTAAATAGCATCCATACATCAACTATTTGTTCTTCATTCAGCATTTTCTACAAACTCCTCGACTTGGGTTTCTATGTCTGTTTCTTCTATAACAGCTTCAGAGGTATTTACCACAGAAGCTTCTTTAATCAAGTAATCTGACATAACCTTATCGAGTAGTTCGCCGTTCCAGTTTTTACGATATTCAAGTAGTTCTTCACCGTCAACTGTTTCATAACGTAAGCGGTTACCTTGCTTAACAATAACGCCTTTTGCTTCAAATAATTCAAGCAAGCCGCTATATGGATTCATACCTGTTTCGTATGGAATCTTAACTTGTACACCTTCAAACGGTTTAGCATACCGTGTTTTCATAACCTTACAGGCTGCACGAATACCACGCACTTCGCTGATCTTGTTGCCATCTTCATCTTCTTTTAGTTTCAACTTTTTCATTGCAACTACAATAGATGATGCATAGATAAAGCCTTGACCACCTGAGATCTTATCATCTGGATCAAACATATCTTGCGATGCGTATGTGTGGTTAGTTGCTACAAGTCCTACATTGTGTGAACCAAACATATTAACTGTGTTACGAACAAGTGAAGTCAATGCCTTAGGCTTACGACCCATATCACCTTTCATGTCACCCTTGTTAAACTGATCAACGTCAGTAGGCGTTAGCAACATACCTAATGAGTCAACTACAAACAATACCTTAGGACGGTCTTCTTCGTTCATTGCTTTGTAGTCTGCCATAAACGTACTAATAGTCTTTGCTACATCATCAATCATTGACATATTAAGTTTTAGTAGTTTATCTTCTGATGTATCTACATCAAGTGCTTGTAGCCACGCTTCGTCGAGTGCGTTTTCTGAGTCAATAAGAACAACAAAGATACCTTGGTCTTGTGCTGACTTTACAATATTACCAGAACAGATATATGATTTACCTGCACCTGATTCGCCCGCAAATACACTTACTTTGCCTAGTGGAATACCTTTGTTCCAGTCACCTGAAATAAGATAGTTGAGTGCATAGTTACCTGTACTAATCCAATCAGTAGGATCGTTAAATCCTGCACTCATACCTGTAATGGATTTTGTTAGCGATGTCCTAAACTTAGTAGGATCGAATGCCTTATTGGCCATAATTAATCTCCTAATCTAAAAAGCAAAATGGGGGATTGCTCCCCCATAATATATTACTGTCCTTGACGTGCGCGGATCATTGCAAGAATGTCTTGTGCGCCACCATCTCCTGCAGGAGCTGCCTCAGCTACTGGTGCTGCCTCAGCTACTGGTGCTGCCTCTGCTACTGGAGCAGGTGCTGCCTCAGGTGCAGGTGTTGGTGCAGGCGTACTAGCTGCTGGTGCTACATTTGGATCGCCTGTTCTTGCTGCCATGCCTGCTGGACGGAAGTAGTTACTCCACTTATCAGGATCATATGCTTCACCGTCTACTGACGCTTCAAACATTTCCTGTATAACTTTGATTTCTACTTCACCTGGCTTTTTAGGTAGGAAGTCACTTAGATTAAACAAGCCATGTGTATTAACAGCCTGCATTTCAGCATCACTCAAAGGACGCTCTCTACGTGCCCAGTTAGATGTTGAATAGTCTGCATAACCACCTTTTGAACTCTTATTCAAACGGAAGTCTACACCTGCTGTGTAATCTGTTGGCAATTCTTCCATGTCTGGATCCATAAGCGCCTGCTTAATGATCTGGAAGATTTGTGGACCAATAATAAAGCGTCTGATTGGATTTTCAGGTGCTTCGTCGTCCGATAGTGGATTGTCCGTTACAAAACCTTGGAATACATAAGAACGCTTTTTCCAATACTTACGACCCATGTCTTCTAGACTTGCGTCTTTAAACCAGCCACGTACTTCGTTAAGTACTGGGCAAGATTCGCCATACATTTCCATACATGGAACCTGTACTTGTACCGGACGTGAATCAGTTTCACCTTTTACACCAGCAAATGGAAGTTTGATCATCAAACGTTCTTGCCAGAAGAAAGTGTTGTTTGGATCGCCATCAGGAAGGAAACGTAGAGTTGCACTCTCGCCTTCTTTCATATTCCAAAATGGGTAAATTGGGTTTGGACCACTTGGTCCTGAGTTACCTGATGAACGGTTCTCTTGTTCTTTGAGCTTTGCTCGGATTTCTGCTAATGATGCCATAGTTTGTGCCTCCTTATAAAATTGCCTATGTGCTTTGTGCCTTATTTGTATAGCACAGTTAATACTATACAATCGTATTTATCATTTGTCAAGTGGTTTTTTAAAATTATTTTGGCCACCACGGCGGCGGAGTATCTTCTTCGCTTGCAGCGGCTTTCCAATGTATGTTTTTATCGTATGTTGTTTTTAAAGTAGGTCTTTCGTTTAAATGCTCTTCTACACATGCTTTACCATCCCAGTCGTCGCCGACACATGACGGTGTAACTCCGTTGAGCCATTCTTGAACAGATAAAAACATGCCGCCGTTTGGACCCATAATTCCGCCGTGCCAACTATTTTCTGATATGTAACACGTAACTAAATCTTTATTATTTGTAGGTATGTCATTTTTCCCTTCAAAATGGTAGATCCATTTTTTATCTAATGAAAAACTAACTTGTCCACCATAGTAAACTTCATAACTTCTTACATTAGGATGTAGGTGTTCCGGAATTATTGTAAATGCAGGAAAAGCAAATAACTGTACTTGAAATTTTCCTTTTCGATATATTACTGCATCCATCGCTGTTCTTGGAGCATCTTGTCCTAACATAGGCATTGTTTTTACGCCACCTTCTATAGGAAAATACCAGCGTGGTTCCTTAAACCACCACTTTAAAAAGTCATGTACATCCTTAGAAAAATTTATCATTTAAAAATTATGCTGTTCTCTAATTGCTTGTAACTTTTCAGCAGTCATTGTAAAAATGCCAGAAAGTTGATAATATTCATTTAGAGTTGCAGCAATATCAGCATCAGAAAAGCCGCCAGCAGCGCACTCGTCGTGCAATGCTTTGTATACAGGAATATTACCATTAAGATCCATAGCTGTGTGGTTTGGACCAAGCAATTGGTTTATTTTAGCAATATACTCTTCTTTATTTGTTATAGCCATTGTTATATAATATCCTTAAAGTAAACTAGCAGATCAACGTAGACCTGCTAGTTCTCTCATTCTGTCATACTCTGAATCAATTTCCATCTGTTGTGGTTGTGTGCGCATCTGGAATTCTTCAAAAGTTTGATTAATTTTTTCGATAAACGCCTTAGCAGGTTCTATGAACTGCTCACCGTAATCTTTTTCTATCATAGTTAATACGGCAGTTTCGCCTTTTGGGAACTCGCCTGTTTCTCTATCGTAGTATGATAGTATAAATTCGCCTAATGGAATCTTTTGTTCTTCCTTGTCGGCCTTTTCAATTCCACCATCTGGTGTCATTTTAACATCAATTGTATCGCCTGCTTCTGCGTGATCCATTGATTTTTCGTTTGCTGCTTCTTCAGCTGCTTCTCTATCAGCCTTTACTTCTTCTACATCAACGCCTAAGTAGTCTGCTAGGTCTTCATCACTCATTTGACTAATAGTAGGACCGCCGGCTACTGATTCTTTTTTACTTGCTTGATATTTTTCAGGATCGCCTGTGCCGCCGCAGTCTGGGCAACTCTTTGGACAAGTTTCATCACAGTCATGTGATGCTTCTCCAAAGATACCCAT